ATGAAGTCTCCAATTGCAGCATTATCGGCAGTAAGAGAGAGTCTCAGTTGATCATCTTCAAGAGAATTAGAGATTCCCGAAATAGCATAGTAAGTTGTGTTTCCATTCAATCTACCGAAAGATGAGATTGGAAGTGCAGGGTCAACACCAGATCCATCATCACTTACACTTACAGTAACAGCAGCACCAGGATTAATACCATGAGGGAACGAGAACTGAAGCAAGTTCAAGTCAAGGTTAACAACGTAGTTAAACTGAGACTTAAGTGAGACTGTAGGTTCTGAAGAATATCCTGATCCAGGATCTTTAACTTCAATTTGATCAATACGACCGTTTCTGATAGTTGCTTCTGCAGTAGCTCCAGTTCCACCACCACCGTTGATTTCTACAGTTGGAGGTGTAGCATATCCAGAACCAGGATCGGTAACAGTGATGCTATCAAGGATGCTCGTGCTAGTCAACTGAACGTTAACGGGGAACGTAATCTCAGGACGGAGGGTATAATCGTGAGTATAATCAAAACCAAAGTTGTTATTCTTCAGTTTCTTAATCTTACCGATTTCATTTGCCTTAACAAAGACAGATGCTCCAGATCCATTAGGTGGAATAATAACGTTTAGGTCTGCACCAGATCCAGCAAGACTAGATCCAAGAATACCTGGGACAGATTCAATATCAATAAATGCTGTAGTATATCCTTTACCAGGATCAGTAACAACGATTCTACTAATCTGACCTGGGATAACACCACCTTCAGCATCAGTACCATCTTCTACAGTAATATTGACTTTTCCTCCTTCACCATCACCACTAATATCAATACCAGTATATTCACCCAAAGCATACTCAGTTCCAGGTTCCGTAATTTCAACTCTTTCAATTTTACGATTTGAAACGATACTAGAGATAACTGGTAACTTAGTATAGAATCCACCACCATTAATCAGGCGAATATCTCCAATTGGACCAGCAGCTGCTTTAGAATATGTTTCATACGTGGTTCTAGTTGAACTAGCATCACTTTCAGTTTCATTAAGAAGAGGGAACTTAAAGATCGTTGCACCAGAGGTAATCGTTGCACCATCCAAACGGTTGATGATAAAGTTACCTGCATATGGTGACGTAATCACGTCTAGATAAGTTCCTGAATCTACAGGTGAAGTATCTCCAGTTCTAGATGGATCAAAGTAATATGAGATATTAGTAACGTCATTAGCAACTGACAACTGAACATATGGTTCTGGATCAGATCCATTTTGAATACCAGGAGTACCAACTCTTTGGATTGAGTTGAAAGAATACTCTAGTTTGAATAGATTATCTTTTGAGAATGAGAAGAAATATCCTTCCAGTGAAGGATCTCCCAACATAAACTGATACTTATGCTGATAGAACATTTGAAGCACAGGATGCTTCGTAAATATCTCAATGATAGATGCAGCTCCGATAGTAGTAGTTGCAATGTTCCTTAAAGTAATTGCATATTCTCTACTTGAAATTAATTGAGATACTGAGAAAGAACCATTGAATTGAGCATCAGCATTTCCAGTGATAAACAAATTATCACCAACAGACAATCTATGAGCATTATCAGTCTTAATGAATACTTTGTCAGTATTACTAACTGCCTCAATCTGAAGAATTTTATCCAAATTAGTTACTAAGGTAATCTCAGTAACAGCAGTCAATCCACTGATTGTCAATTGAGATCTATCTGCATTATAAGTAACTTGATCAATATTTGGTGTGATTACACTACCAATGATAAAAGGAGAACCTGCAGGTGCAGTATCGTCAATTCTTACACTGAAATCTTCTTGTGCATAATTTTTGAACCTTGCATCTAATCCAGATGGGATATCAAAGATAAATGTACCTTGTGTGGTTGAGAATGGTTGTTTGGAGAATTGGTACGAAGCAATATCATTTTGCTCCAACCCACTTGAGGTAATTTCTCCACTTTCTTCAAAACCTTGCCAAGTAGACTCACTTCCATATTGTGCAATATAGATACCAGAAGTATCCATATCAATAATAGTAGCGGTTCCAAGAACTTGACCAGCTGAATTGGACTGAGTTAATACTGATCCAACATTAAGGTTATATGTTTGATTTAGTGTAAGTCTTAGAACATTGTCCGCCTGAACAGTATTACTGACTTTAATATAGAACTTACCAAAGGTCGTGGTGGTTGCTTTTACTTTCTTGCCACCAAGAGCAGGAACAGTCGCAGTTCTTGAAGACCAAATATCGTTGACAGAAGTAAGAGATACGCTGTCCAAGACAAGAGATGAGTTTACATCATTGTAATCTAGAACCTGTAGACCCTCAGATGCAAGAGTAACATTTGCAACTGTGAGTGGTTGGTTAATTGTAGTTGGATATGTGTATGCTGCGGTAGTAAAATGGAAATTGCTGTTAGATCCAATAAACGTACCTTGGCGAGATCCATCAATATTCTTGTCAGTTTTTAAGATAATTGCAGTATCTTCTGTGTAATGGTAAGTTTTATAGTACTCATTAAATTCAGCAGATACACTGGGAACCTCAATTGTTCTTACTTTATCAGTAATTCTCAGACCATCAATGTCAAAAGATCCTGCAGATTCAATAGTAAATCCAGTTGCAGCACCAGTCCAGTTAGGAACATTACCAACGTAAAGTTTTACAGTATTAGGAATAACCAAAGTTGGGAGAGAACCAGATCCAACAGATGATCCATCCGCATACATCGTGAACAGATTGCCACTCTTAGTTACAGCAATATGAACATATCCAGAGTCATTGGCGATGATTCCTGCACTTGAGGCAATTGGAGTTGCAGTTCTTGTTGTGGTAGCAGAAACATAAAGTTTCAGAGACTTATCAGAACGATCTAGTTGAAGAACTACACCTGGAGTATTACCATCACCAACAGTCATTAGAGTATGGTGTGTTGATCCAAGTGCCGCAAGTCTACTATCTTGAAGGGTGGTAGTTTCAGTTACACTATAGAAACCTTCAATAGTCCAATCTCCATTAGGATCAAAGGTATCAGCATATCCGTAGATTCCAGCATCATTTCCTGGATTGATCTCAAAGTGAGTATCTGACCAGGCAGACCCGTCATATGCATCAAATCTAAGACCCCGTGTGCTTCCAACTCCTGCTGGAGATCCACTTGCAATATTAGAACCAGTATAATAGTCACCAATAAGATTTCTATTAGTAATATTACCAGTAGTATCAACAGGTTCGGTTTCAGATGTTGCTTCAAAGTCAAACAGGGCAATAACTTCATTAGAGTATCCTTGACCCATAACAACTGGATCACCAGAACTATCTGCAGAAATATCAGTGATTTCAAAACCAACAATATTACGATCCAAACTAATCTTATTGCAACTAACTACACTACCATCATACTTGAATTTGATAACTTCACTTTGCTTTCTAAATGCCTCTGATGTTGATGTTGATTCATTAATCTCATAGTTGATTGCAATATTATAATTACCAAATACATCAACATTACCACCGACAACTTCAAGATTCCTAACAGTTCCTGCAGGAGTAATTCTCTTACCCCAAGAAATGCCGCCATCTGGAGTTACTTTACCAACAAAGACGCCAATAGGGTTAGATCCAGAATAAGAAGTGCCAGATACGAAGAAATCGCCAAACTCATCCAAATCAAATCTAGAATCCCAACAGTTATAACCAGTAGTATTATAATTTGTGACGCTATCTACAACTAGAGCAAATTGTTGTGCTTCACAAGTTGCAATTGCAAAACTCTTCGTTGCACTAGTAGTATCAGGAGCAATTTCTAATAGAACATAGAATTTATTATTATCGGGGTTATATACAATATCATTGACTTTTTCAGAGTCACTTGCAGTAGAAATTTTTCTCTTCTGCTGAATACCTAAGTTTTCGTTAAAGATGATTAGGAAAGCATCAAAAGGATTGGTAGAGTTAGTATTAGTGTGACCACCAATAGCCCACTTGTTTTCCCCAACCTTGCAAATTGAAGTAACTTCATCCAAACGAGTAGAACCCGAAATACCAGCAAGTTCTTTTTGGAATTGAATACTGACGCTAGAACCAGAACTATTCTGGTTAAATTTCATCAATACAATATCAGGATTGTAATTAACGTTTAATGCGTTTGGTTTAGTTGTACCAGCAACGTATACGTCAATTGAAAGACTTGATTCGTCTACTGTAATTGTTTTAAAGTCGCAGAATGTATCTGCTCCACTAGGTTGCTCAGATCTAGCAGTTTTCTGCCAAATAATATCTCCTGATGGGGAGTACTTAGCAACAAAACCAACTCTATTGTTAAATTGATCTAAGGCATTACCACAGACATAGATTTCTTTAGTAATGTCACTAGTATAGGTGGCATTAATTACAGTATTATCTAAGTTTTGAATACCTGCAATAAAATACTCAGATTTCTTGAATTCCTGTGGATGAGAAATAATCAGTCTTGGATTTTCACTAAACCCATTACCAGATTTCTTAATATTGAAAGTTGATACTGTACCATTACTGGTATTGATGATTGGTTGGATATCTGCATGCTGACCGTCTCCATCAATCTCAACGGTGATGGGAACATCATCATTGTATCCAGTACCAGTTTGAGTTACAACGACTCTCTCAACACCATTTACAACCTTGACTTTATACTGTCTATTTTCACTAGCAATTTGGGGTTCATAGAGCATTTCAACTCTATCACCAATTGATAGTTCGTGTGGTACGCTAGTTTGAACTACGCCATGGGGAACATCATCAATAAGTTCAGTATTGTAAGATGAAACTGTCTTACCTTGAATTGTTTTAATTGTTGCAGATATTCCATAACCACCAGTTTCTTCATCATCAAAGATTAATCTGTCATCAACCTGATAACTGTCACCAGGGTTTTCAACCACAAATCCATTTACTTTAGCATCTTCAAACTTGGTGATAGTTTCAACTTCAATATCAACCTTAGAGTCAAATCTAACTTTCGGGAAGTAGTCAAACAGTTCTAGTTTGTTCTCTTCCAGCAAAGAACCAACATCTTGCAATTCTTCAGCTACGTTCTCCGTCAGTTCATTAGTTGCTCGGAATCCGACATATTCAATATCAGAGATATTAGCAGTACCCTGCAATACTCCATCCTCATCAGTATAACTAAAGTTTAATCCAATATACTGATCATAAGTCCCATCAAATGCTGGGTTGAAGTTTTCTACAGAAACAATACGTCCAAGTACAGTAGTACTAGTAATTCCATTCGTCAAAACCTGGAAGTTCAATGTACTAGTAGATGCTGCATATTGTTGATTAGTAGTAGTATATGCAGGAATTGAATATGTTTGACCAACTTCCATAGTAATGGTATTTTGATCATATGTTAAACGAAATACTCTGTCGTCAGGTCTAACTGAAAGACGAACATCTGCTGTATTGACATCTCCATCATCATCTGTTAGATAATTGGTATCAATTACATTATCACCGTCAGCATCTTCCCAAATCGGTTCAAAAGTGATCTCAAGACCATCTTCAGTGGTCAGAAGGTCAGCGGTAGCATTGGGTTGACGTTCAACATCAATGTCAACATTTTCGTAGGGGTCACGATAACGAATAACCCCAGTAGGAATATTTTGCTGAGTTGCAGAAGACCTAAGGTTCCAAACATCAACACTGGAGTTAAAAGTTGGACCAATAATGTATGGGTATACTGAATTACCTTCTGCAGTTGAGTCAATACAAACAAAGTAAGAATAAACGCCATCAGGATACTCAGGAGTCTTACCAAAGCGTCCATTGTATCGGTCCAAATCACCCTGACCGAAGGTATACTCATAATCTTCTACAAACGTTCCTGCAGGCGATTCTGAGAGCAGAGGACCACCTGTTCTGATTGGAGATGGATTAGTCTGAACATCATAAACCAGTTCAGATTCCAATTGATAACTTGGTTCTAGGCGACGAACGTTTGAACTTTGATTGGTTGGATCACTGTAACCATATGGTCCATAAATTGGATTACCATCAAATGCCCATCCAATAATGGGAGAGTGACTAATATTTGCAGTTGCTTCAGTTAAATTACCTTCAGAATCCTCAAGAAGGTTATCACCAAGAACAAACCTAAGTCTCTTAGGATTAGTAAAGTGTGCATACTCACCACCATATTGGTTATTGTATCCAGAGAATACAGAACCTTCTGCATCATCAAGAGTGGTGTTAAGGGCAAGGTTGTAAGTCCAATCCTGTACAGTTGCTTGGAACTGAGCAGCAGAACCTACAGAACGTAGAATAATTACAGTAGTTCCTGATTCGTAGTTAATACCTTTATTGGAAAGGGAAATACTAGTAACACGTCCAGCATTCTCACCGTCAGTGTCAATATTTGCTTTAGCGATAGCACCAAAACCAGTACCATAAATTTCAACTTCTGGAGGGGTAGTATATCCAGAACCAGCATTAATAACGGCAATGGAGATAATACGACCATTTTGTACAATTGCTTGTGCTTGAGCACCTGAACCAGAACTCAAAGTTACTGTTGGTTCTGAAGTGTATCCAGTACCAACGTTTGTAATGTTAACACTAGAAATCGGTCCACGAATAGATGCAGTTGCAGTAGCCCCAGAACCTCCTCCACCAACAATTGTGATTTCTGGTTTAGAAGTATATCCAGTACCACTAGAGTTGATTAGAATTCTAGATACTACACTATTAGTAACAACTGCTGTTGCAGATGCTCCAGATCCACCGCCACCGACAATAGATACAAGAGGAGGTTCGGAATAGTTAGAACCAGTGCTATCAATATCAATATCGGTGATAGAACCATTAATAACTACAGAACCAGATGCATCAGATCCACCTCCACCACTAATAGTCAGAGCTGGTGGAGAAGCAGCATCATATGACTCACCTTGAGAAACAATATTGATTGCAGTAATTTTTCCGAAGACTTTCTTCAGATCTGACTTATACGACCAAATGGATACTCCATTCACCCAAGATCCAATAGGACCAGGTTGAATTACATCCTTAGTTGAAATAGTTTGTGATTTTCTAGGGAATCTCAGTAACTTTCTTTGGTTACCTGGAATTAGTGCTTGTCCTGCGAAAGGACCAATCTTATAATTGGGTATACCAGAAGCAGCGATATAAACATAATCATCATTGAAGAAAGCATTCTGAATATTGGTAGTATAGATCTTAATAACATTATTAATTGATTCAAGATCAGATTTACCTCTGTTAAGGTCAACTGAAATTAGAATATTGCCCTGAGGAACAGTAGCTGCAGGTTGAGCAAGCTGATATTTAAATACGGTTGTAGATTCTCTTGATTGTACGAAATAAGTACCATTAAAGAGAATTGGGTTTGCACCATAGATTGTTACCTGATCTCCTACCAAGAGACCGTGTGGGTTATTGCAATATACAGTAGCAGTCCTATTACTAACACCACCAAACTCAATACGATCAACCGAAACCAGTTTCTTTACATTATAGTTCCAAGTATTCAGTAGTGGAGTAGTTTCAGTTGCTCCCAACTTAGAAACTGTCAGTTTATCTCCTGGGAGATAATAAGTTCCATCATCAGTCAGTTGAGTATTTTCCGCTTTAATAATACCAACAACACTTACAACTACTTCGGTAGTCTGTCCATAGTTAACATATGAATAGAAATTGGAGCTTACTTCCGTAGCAGCATCCCAATCTTCAACAATACCATTTACAGAACGAGTACATTCAATAAACTGGTTGAGAGATTTCTCCTTATAACGAATAAGTTCCGTTCCAATAAGGATTTCTCCGTTTCTTTCGGGCCAACCAATAGTAGAGTCAACAGTAATTACGCTATCAGTTGTACTAATAGCTTCTGCTAGCTTAGTTTTATACGGAATAGTGAAAGAACCTTCAATGGTCTCCTCGGAAAGGACCAATTCAAAGATTTCCAGTTCGGAGGTTTTGATTGAGATAAAGTTCTCAATCAGAGCAGATGCTTTACCAATGTTCGGGTCAACTTGATCTTGGAACTGTTCTAGTAGTCCATCCTGAAGGTTTCTAGGATCTCCAGATACTACAATACAACGCAGAATAGTATCAACCTGCCAACTAGCGGCAGAAGGTTTAATAATTTGTTCTTTGGGATATGTTACGCTAACATTTTCGCCATACAGAATTTTAAACAGATATTGAATTGATCCTCTAGTACCTTTTGATGCATAGAAGGTACGAATATTTTTTATGACCGTATTGATGTTAATTTTCTTAAGGTCAATCTTGGGAATGTCTGGAAGATACTGTTCAGTAAACTTACTGAGCATTTTTTCAATAAAGACACCATCAAGACACTGAACTTCACTAGAAAGTGCGGAATGCACTGCAGGGACAGTGTTATTTTCGTATATTACATTACCGTCACTGTCATATCCAACAATACCAGACACACCACGAGAGCATCCAACAAATTGTGCCTTAGTATACGCAGATCCAGTTTCAACTACACGGAATCCAGTGACTTCTCCAAACCCAACTTCCGCAGAAGCATTGGCAGAAGGCGGTCTTTGGATTACAACTCTAGGTGGATTTGCGGGATCATACCCAGTACCAAAGTTTGTAATATTGAGGTCTGTAATCTGTCCATTAAAGATAGATGCTACAGCAGTAGCACCGACTCCACCAATATATGCTCCAGAAGCATCTTTTCTATTATCTACAATATAAATTGAGGGAATATCAACATATCCAGAACCACCAGACAGTAAGTCAATATCAATTACTCTACCAGTAGCATCAACAATGACATCAAGAATTTGAGCAGCACCAGGATCAATTACAGCAACCCTAGGAGCAGCCAGATAACCTCTGCCACGGTTAGTGACTACATAACCAGTTACAGTGCCATCTGTTATGGTTACAGAGAGTTCTGCTTGGATAGGATCAGGACCAGTTGGGGCATCAATGTATACTGTGGGGGGAATAGTATAACCTACACCACCTGATTCAATTGTGATTGAATCTGAAATTAAAGATCCATTAATATCAATAGATGGATTTGCAAGAACACATCCACCAGGATCCTTAAATGTTACTCTAGGAGTGAATGTAAAATTACTTCCAGATTCTTCAAGATTTAGTCCAACTACACTTCCATTTTCAACAATGGCAGTTGCCTTAGCAGAAATTCCACCAGGTGCAGTAGGAACTTCAATATCAACGATGGGTGGGTTCAAATCACTATATCCAGCACCACCACCCAAAAGGGGCAAAGATTTGATACCATTGACCAGTGAATATGCAGCTGCTCCACCGCCACCTACAGTAGTTACAATATCAACATTAGGTGGATATTGAATCCTATAGTTAGATCCACCAGACTTTACAAGAATTCCACTGAGTTCTCCAGTTGATCCAATTTGTGCTACTGCAGATGCTCCACTACCAAAACTACTAATAGGTGCCTCAACAGAAGCAATATATACTCCCTGGTCTGCTGTTGGAGCAGTTTTGAATTTTAGAATATTATTGACACCATCACTCACCAGTGTGAAATCAATAAAAGGTGTTAGAAGTCTACCACCAACGATGATGTTTAGATAGATGTCAAGAACTGGGTTATACTTAATACCATTGTTAAGGACAATGAATTCAGTTACCGCAGAATTGAACTGAGACGAGATATCATCCAGAACTTCAATCGGGTCCTGTAGAAAACCTTTCAGGTAAAAAATTGCAGTCTGTTCAACAGAATCTGAAGGGTTTGGCGATCTTGGGGGATCGGTGAATATAATATTTGTGCCGTCAATTACAAAATCAACGTTAGGGATTTGATACTGCCCATATAGTCTAACAACAACATGATCTGGTGATGGTGCTGCAACTGGATTGTTTTCGGAACGCAGAGGAAAGGACCTTTGCACTCCATTGAAACTCATGTATGGACTTTGAAGTTCAATCCACTTTTCACGGAATTCTTGGTATGAAACACCATCAGTAAGTGAGATTTCTGGAGATTTGTCTGCCCTTTCATAGTAAACAATCTCATCATTAATGAGAAGACTACCATCATTCTCAAGGAAATCATCAACGCTTTCAACAGTGATGATGTCTGAGTTTGCACTCACATCTTCAAGCAATGATGTTTTACTTTGAATTAACCCAAAGTCATAACTATCAATGTCAAGATATTGTGTTAGTTGATTAAGAATGTTTTGAGGTTGACCCGTTTTCTCTTGAGACTTATAGTAGTATTCTAAAAACTTCTCAAATGCGGGGTGTTCTGATTTTATAAAATCAGGAAGTTGATTCAGAATATTCTGAGAGACCTTATTAGGATTAGTCGTCATTGAAGTATATTATGCGAATCAGAAACAAGAGATATTATTAAGACCACCCACATTGGCAATGTCAATTGGGGTGATTACAGCAGGCACAACAGCGTACTGTTCAGGCGTAAGATTATTTAGCGGAATTGTAGATGGTGGTTGGGTTCCTACAGGTACAACTGTGATACTTGGTATTGGTAAAGAAATAACCGTTCCAGAAGTTGCAGGTTTGATATTAGATACGTTTGATGGGATAATTTGAACTGGAAGAATGCCAGGAGTGCCACCACCAGGATCACCACCGCCAGGACCAGTTCCAGGATCGGTATCAGTACCGCCGCCGTCTCCACCGCCGCCGCCATCGCCCGTATCAGTGTCTCCAGGTGGAACTCCAGGTGTACTAGTTCCACCATCGCCACCGCCATCATCAAGGCCAGGGTCAGTGGTAATAATATTACCAGTATCGCCAGATGGTTGAATCAGTGATACTGGACCGAAGCAGATTTTACCCGTAGAGTAATCTACAGTACCAGCTTCATCATTTGTATATACTTTACTAGATCCACTGTTATAGTAAGTTCTTAGATTACCGAAACCATCATCTTCAAAGTATTGAATGACATCGGGTCTGTCAGTAGTGATGAATTGACCAGAAGCAATTACAGGCTCCTTTTTACATCCACCACCGCCTCCGCCGCCACCATCACCGCCACCTGTACCACCACCTGTATTAGATGGATTTGAATCATACAGAGGGGAACCAAAGTCAGTGCAATAAGTATCAACGGTTCCAGGATTAACTCTAAGGTACTTTAACAGGGTAGTTTGTACAGATGCCGAGTCAACTGAGGTATCAGCAAGTCCAATTGCCTTTTGATACTTAGAAAGTGAGAATGTAGATCCAAAGTTGTTAATATCTTCTTGACTAGCAAATTGCTCAACTGCGCCAAGAACTAATCCTTGAAGTTCAGAAATACTCTTACTAGTCTTAGTAGGATCATAAAATACGAACAATGATGTAGGAACATAAAGAAATTCCGCATCAATAATGACGGGTTCAATTGACGCCATTGAATATTGCTTCAAATCTTTAGCAATTGTCAATTTAGTCGCATTATTGAGTAAATTACCAGTCTTAGTCTTAATAGTAACGTAAACTTTTCCGTAAACTGGAGGAGAAAGTTCATCTCCACCGAAAGCAATTACAGAATCTGCGTTAGGATAGACTTTTTTCGCAATAATACCATAATCTTGAGCAGTAACTGCGCGAAGTTGCGTAGTATAGTCTCTAGGAGCAGTATATTTAATTGATTCTACACTTTCGGGCGCATCTCCCATTTGAGAACGCTCTTGAACCTCAACAATGCCAGTAATATCTGTAATTGCTCTACCATACTGATCTTCTATTTCCCCAATATAATCAAAAACGCTAATATCATTTGCTTCAGCTTCATGAGTCTTGAGATATGAAATATTAATAACTTCACCATCTTCCAACTTCCTACCAATAACATTATCTCCAAATGTCAGGTCATATCTACCATCTTCAGTTTCTGTTAGGAAGTATACCCTAGATGTTGCTGTAATCGTAGTAACGTCCAATCCCCTGACATAAACGTCCTCTTGGGTTGATTGTGCATTGGGTTTTACAGTAACTGTAATTGTCGTATCGTCAATTTTATCACTAGGAATGACGTAATTTTGTTTTTTGAAAGATGATACGGTATATTGATACGTCAATAACGTTCCTTCACGAACGAGAACATTATTGAATGTTGCTAATCCTGTATTATCTGTCGGTTGTACAACATCTACCAAACTTACGAAGTTATAATCACCACCATTAGCAACAACGCCCCTTTTTAGAGTTACATACTGTGGCCATACACCGTTGAGTTGTTCAGATTGAGCCTGGAACCCAATACATGCCTTTGCTGCTCTAGAAGACCTAGGAGTATAGTTTAAAAGTTTTGCAATACTTACTACATTATCTCTTACTGTAGCGGAAGAGAGAAATGACTCATTGACTGCCATGTTGGCATTGAATGCTCCATAATAAGTATTATAAGCAAGTACATCAATCAGATATGACAAGGTTGCACCTTCAAAGTCAAAATCTGTGAATTCTGGACGAGTCCTCAAATAATCTTTGATAGAAGCCTTGATGGAATTGAAATCCATCGCTGTAAGATTTGTTGGGATCATGTTACTGAGCTCTCTCTAAGATAAAGTCTATAGTTTGGACAAGAGGTTGACCAACAATTCTGTATTCAACATCAACTCTCAATTCATGCATATCATTTTCAGCGGTAATCTCCACATTAATGACTTCAATTCTAGGCTCATAATTTAAAAGAGTATCAACTATTTCATCTTTAAGTGTATCTATTGTAAATGGGTCCAAAGGTTCAAACAGCAGTTCGTATACCTTTGAACCCACATCGGGTTGAAATAATTTTTCTCCAGGTGACGTTAAAACCAAATTCTTCATAGCCTGCTTGATTGCCTGCTGGTTACTCAATACAGTAAGATCCTTCGTAACTGGATTGCGAAGAAAAGAGTTCGCTAGATCTTTGAAGTTACGAGAAACCTTAAGATTTCTTGATGTTATTGGTTTTATTGCCACTGTTACTCAGTTTCTTTTTTTACATTACGGTTATCATCACGAAGTTTTTCCGAGACCTTGTTTAGGTAGATGTCAGCACGAGGATCTGTAATAAGAACTATCGTACCATGATCATTTTCCATTAAGGATGGAACTGTATCAGGATTTGGTGAGTTTGCCATCTTCCTATAGAATTATATATTAGAACTTTTAGAGAGGTTGCTATCTCCTTTCTTATTTATCGCAGTTAGGGACTAACGTCCTTGTCCACGGTACACCTTACGCTTATTATTACGTGAACTGGCAGCATACTTAGTATTCTTGCCACTTCCTTGACGAGTTTTCTTAGGCTTTGATTCAATCAGATCTTGCCCTGAGATGCCTACTTTTGATCTTACCATGATTAGGGTCCTACGAGTACATTTGGACTTCCCTGAGCGATTACAGAGAGGCATGGCGGTCCTAATGGATCCGCTACCTTTGCCATTGCCAGACCATTAGCATAAACAGTCTTTGTCAGTGCAGTTACCTTTCTTGGATGTCCAATGCCTTTGGAATCCTCACTTGCCAACATACTGCAAGGACACGGCATTGGAATTGGCGGCGTTTGTCCACACGGTCCAACCATAACAATGTTAGTAGTGGGAGATTTGTGTGGTGTTAGCATATCTTGATCGCATATTGGAAAGATACCATTAACGATCACAGTTCGGATATAAGGTCCTGCTGGAGCAAGAACTGTGGGTGGCCAGAGACAAGTAGCATCTTTTACATTAACAGGTAACGTTTTCGCTGATAAGCAAGTAGTGCCACAAGGCTCGTACATATGGATGTGAGCAGGAATGGGTATTCCATGTCCACTACATGTTCCTCTGTAAATCGCTGCGGGAAGTCCCATCTAGTATACTCCTATTGGCATTTAAATGCAAATGGATTGCCGTATGCTTTCACGGCCATTTCATAAATGTTTGCACTGTTGGTAAGATCGTTGTAAACCTCAAGTTCACCTTCTGCAATAAATGATCTACAACCCTCTCCAAAAGGACCAGTTAAAACTGAAGTGTATGAAACTGTAGTGGTTGTAGTAGTATCACCAGAGGTTGTAGATGTGCTACCTGCATCACTACCTACAAATGGGTATGATATTGCACATCCTGTACTATCTGCACAACTTGATACCACTTCAGGTTCCCAAGTAATCTTTGGATAGATTGCAGATTTGTTTCTACTATCAGGTTTATACTGTCTTAACAAGTATTTAGTGAATTGCGATGAACAAGGTAGGTCAAATGCAGTACCTCTAACAGTACGAACTTCCTCACGATCATATGCCTGCAATTTTATTCCACTCGCAGATACTGCTGGATCTTCGGTATTTAAGTCAATAAACTCCTCTTTACGAATTGCATCATTCTCAACCAGTGTACGCATGAATTTTTCAGCGCCAGCACTTACACCTACCAATGCTTCTCCTAGTCTAGGATCTAGACTCTTCCATTGAAGATCTTCATAATCTTCTCTATCTGGTTTATCTCTTTCAAGTCTCTCTGTTCTGAGTACACCTTTTACTCTTTTGAGTTCTTTTACCTCATTTGTTGGGTTACTGAATCTAACTTCCTCATATTGGTGCTTATTCATGCCCTGTCTAAGATCTCTTGGGAGTAGACTAGTCTTAAAACGCAAACTTTCTAGTCCAACAGAGTCACCTTTCTTCTTTGGACGGTCTTCAGAGGCACGTTGAATAATTTTTTTGAATTTTTCGTAAGTATCAATCTCCCCACCTTCAAAATTGTAGTCTATAGGTGTGCGATTGAACTGTGTGGCAGTATCAACCTCCACAGGAACCTCACTTGGACTGTTTTGAAACTCTT